TTTAATTTTAAAAAAATTGTCCGATGTGCTACCATTCTCCGCCTTTATTAATCGGGATTTAACGATGCCATCGGACTAAAAAATGCTAGTAAACTCTTATCCCTCCGATAACAAAAGGTGATCTTTGTTCCTTCCTTGGCTTTGTCCATGTGCATTTACGGCATATGTGGCGCTGGGTGACGGTGTTATAAACCTTAAACGTGCCGTCCTTTTTTGTGTACCTGGATTGCCCGTGAACAATAGCAAACTGATCAAGTGGTAATGTCTGCTCACACTTACGGCAAACTTTCGTGCCTTCTGGGTATTCAAGTTTCTTGCTCATTTCTTTTGGCGTTTGAGTTGTGAATGTCTGAAACTGTTTTCGCGCTTCTTTTCCAAATCAGTGTGCATCCACTTGGAAATGTCGTCACTGAAAACGAAACCATAGTTCCGGGTATGCCCCGAAGTACCAGCGTTGAAGTCTGCTGTCTTGTTTATTCGGGCGGTGCGTTTATTGCTCATAATCTGTAGCGGGTTATACAAGTTGAAATACCTGATTCATTTTTAATCACCACATCTTCATGCCGGATGAATCCCCTCCAACCTCTTTGCTTCTCAAGTCGTAAAATGATCGCAGCGAGTCTAGATACAGCGGGTTTAAGTTTGTAGTTTGCATCGTACTGGCTGATCGGGGTTCCGGTTAGAATCCATTCGAGGACTTGTTGATCTTGGGTTTGTGTTTTCATGGCTTTGATGGTTCGATTAAGCTTCTCGGGATACTCGTCACGATAAAACGCTTTTGCCGTATCTCTACACTTGTAAAACTTAGCGGCTATTTTAATTTCTTTCTCGGTCATGGTTTGCATAATTCAGGGTGTTGTGTGAAAAACTTCTGTGCAATATAGACCATGTCAATTATTGTCCCTGCCTCTTCCTTGCCTGATATTGTATGGAACCTCAATTGCATGCCTAGTTTATTAAAAAGCGGATCAAGTTCATCAGGAAGTTCTACTATTCCGTCAGATGATTCTGGGCTCCAGTCAGTGTGATTCATGGCTTACTCATTTTCTTTATACGACTGAAACCGAATAGACCCAAGAAGAAAAGTACAACCCCTGGCATAAAGTAGTTAGCGAATCTGTCAATGAATTCCGCATAGTACCATATGAAGGCAATACCAATAAGTGAAAGCTGGAGTAAAAGCCCGAAGAATACGCCGAACCATATTGCTACAGTTGTTTCCTTATCGTCTGGAACGTTGTCAGTCTCGTAAACATTTCGGACTCTCCTAATCATTGTTCGTTGTCTCATAGAATTGGGGGTTAACCGTTAAGTAATTTTAAATACTCCTGTTTCTGCTTTTCGCATAGTAGAACCTTATTGTAAATGGCGTTCTGGCGTTCCTTGTCAGCTTTGATTTCGATGGTGTGGTGCTGCAATTTTTCAGTTTTAAACCTTGGGTCGAATGAAAAGAAGTACCCTTTGTCACGTTCTGCCAGCATCATTTCGACCTGCATTTGATCGTAGTAATCCGGTAGTTCATCCTGAATGTTATCCGAATTTACGAAAAGTTTATATCTTAAATGAGTGTCGCTATCTGGGCATTTCACCTGGCAAATAGCATCAGGCAGAATCAAATCAGGAGTAACGCCTATCACATTATCCCCAACAAAGAAAACCGTTCCACCTATTGAGGTAAAGATAACGTCATCGGATTGTAGATCGTATCCGTAAAGGTCACAGAATCGCTGTACCGCATCCGGTTCGGTATTGATACCCCATTCCATTTGATAATTGGAATATTGAAATTTAGGCTCAGCTTCAATGTTCTGGATCAATTCCAAGATGTAGGAGATAGCGCCATCCGAAAGAACAGTATCATCTTCAATGTATTTGGCTTTGCTTTTTGGGTTGGTTATTTTAAATTCTGCCAACTCTTCCTTAGTCATCAGCCTTTTACCTTGCGCCATTAATTCATTTACCCGAGATCCCGTAAACAGTCCCTTGCGGTGCTCCTTCCATTCATCCTTATTCTCAAAAATGAATCGTTCAATTACCTTTACCATTGAGTTTTTCTTTATTTGATTTGATGATTTTAATATCCGGTTCGAATGTAGCCACATCCCTACGGTTCAAGTTTGCGCCAAATAAAGCCCCGAACATATCGCATGCGTCTTTAATTGCTAGGCTCTTAGCGATTGGGAAGGCCATTGATAAAGCCCCGTTGTTGATGTTTGCCAGGTCAGCCGGGCTAGTTCCCTTCGCTGTTTGAAGTTGGGCCGCTCCGATACCGTCATGGAATTCCATTTGATTTGTAGCCGGGCTAAAGTAGTTAACACGAACCGTCACCCATACCCCGTTAAACGCCGTTCCTTGCCCTGTAATTTCAATCCGGTAATACTTGAACAGCTTACGGAGCATGTGTTCAATCTTATCAATAGGCAGGTATTTATGGCCTTTGATGTAGGGATGTTCCTTCACCCACTCGGGACGCGGTTCTCTGGAAAGCAAAGCGTTAAGGCTTTCAGACTTTCCAGCCAGATCAATACTTTCGTCAAACAACTCCTGAATAGTAGGCAGGGTTATTTTTTCATCCACTGGAACGAGCGCGCCTATTCCGGCAACACTCGGCGTTTTTTTGTTTGTTGTTAGTGCTTCCATTTACCCTAGTACCCGTTAAGTTTTAAAATGCTATAGAACCAATTTGCTTTTGGCTTGCGTTTTTTATGGTCGTTCCAACCTCTTTCATACTCTTCTCTACGGACTTCTTCAATCCTACTACCTAGCCTTTCAGTGAAGTGTAGACGCAATAATTCAGCATACCATTTGTTATTGCATGCGAATGTGAAACTATAAGTTGATCCTAGGGGGCCGTTCTCTACATCAACTATTACTGTAGATTCGTCTCGTTTGATTGTTATCATATCAGTTGCTAATTACTGTTTCTCTCTCCTTAACAATCTGCAATGAAGTCAAGACACGGACGTTCATTTCTTTTAACTTAGCTATCGTCGCGTCATAGCGGGTTTGAATTATTCGCGTCACTTCATCGTCACCATATGAACGATTTATTTTTGAACATCCCTCTTCGTAGATCATTCTGGAGTTAATCATCTCGGCCATAAGGCGAAGTTCTTCAATTGAAAAGTCAGTCAAGTTGTACATAGCGTTAGTATTTTCTTTAGGTCTGTTAAGGGTTGCAAGTTGTTCGAATAGTGACATAGGGTGTTATTAGTTATAGGTTTACGTATTCCATTTTATAGCCGGTTTGATCTCTCTACCGAATTTAATTTCACGTTCAAATACTAAAATAAAGTGTTCTCGTGTTTTACCTTCAGGAGGGAAGATGCCGAAAGTAGCGGTGTAAATTGCTTCAAGTTCAGCGAGTGATTTTGTTTTAAAGCCACCTTTGCCGCAGTTGGTCAAACGATTTCTAAGCATCCTGATATAAACATCTTCAATATCCTCGTACATATCCATTTCCTCACTGTAAACCATATCCATTTTCATGGCGATGTCGTGAACCTTATCAGGGTCGGGGCAATTCATATCGAGTGCATCGTAGGCCAACTCGATAACTTCGGAGTCTGTTAAAAATACTTTCATCTTAAAATAGTTGCTAAAATTAAAACTACAGATATACCAGTAATACAGTAGAAAGCCACCTCAATACGGGGAGCCAAGAAGTTGTCTAGGGCGATTAGTTTTTTAGTGGAAGGTTTCATAGCTCTATTCTTTACAGATGTTAATTTCAACGGAAGGATAATTGTCGCCGGGACGCACAAAAACAGAAAGCCCAAAACCGAAGTTTTCGCAGAAAATACCAAGGACTTTCATTTCAAGCGATCCAACATGATTGCCGTTTTTTGGTGAAATCGCGATGCCGTCATGAACATGTCTGAAGTTGAAAGAAAGGTAAGATAACGAACCTCCTTCTTTATAGAACTCCATCCATCTTACAAGGTCATTAAATACTTGCTCTTTTTGGCTGGTAGTTGGAACTTCAATTGCGGTTTTCATAATACTGTCTGTTTTAGTTGCTGTTGATGAATCAAAGGTATATACGGTATATACGTAAAGCAAGTTTTATTTAAGAAATATTTTTAAAAAGATTTCCGGGTAATTGTTTGGATGGTATATAATATGGTATATATCTTTGTCACCATGATGAACGATAAAGGACTTTTTATAAAGATTCCCGCTAGGCTCAAAACCCATGCCACTAAATACGCTAAGGATAAAGGCGGTTTGAGTAAGGTTGTGCGGGACTTGCTTACTAAGGAGACAAAATTTAAGGAATAAAGAAATGAAAGATATTGAAGCAGTCACGCGCCTAAACTGGGTAGGCTTTATGACCCCTGAAACAAAACCGAATCGGCATTTGCGTCCGAAGGTGGAAATGATACGCAATAACTCCGGGGTGTGACTACTCCGGAGATTTTTAAGGACAATCAATAGGGCCTGTGTACATGGCCACACTGCCAAGCCGGGGAGATAATATCAGGGCCCGGCACTTATTTGATTGGGTAAAAGCTGAAGCCGTTAATTGGGACGCGGCCAACGGTCGGGACGGACAGCCGGTTATTTTTCCAGTAACCACCCAGTTTTTTACTCCTAAATAACAACAAAGAAAGTAGGCATGAACTCCACCCAAACAAGACAAAAGACACATGTGCATGGATATAATGCCTCCTGAAGTTGACCATTGCGGGGAATTACCACACGGCTGCCCTCACTGTGGTACTCCAAAAACGGAACGTAACGGCTTTTGCGCCACCTATAACCGTGATCAGCGTAAAGCAGACTCTACAAAGGTCAAAGAGAAGAAGCCTATTGCGAAGGTGAGCGCGAAGAGAGCAGTAGAAAACAAGGAGTACGCCAGGTTAAGAAAGGAGTATTTGGAGGCTTATCCAGGTTGTGAGGTCGTTGAATGCCATCAGAGGGCCACAATGATACACCACATCAAAGGCAGGGAAAACGACCTGCTTACCGATGTGAACTATTTTTTAGCAGTTTGTTCGCATTGCCATGATCGTATTCATGCAGACACAAATTGGGCGAAGGCTAACGGGTATTCAGAAATGAGAAGTATTTAATCAGTCACACCCATCGAGAAAGACGTTCTCTTTGGTGTCTACTTCAAACAGCGTAGAGGGTTTTCGGGGTTCGTGGCTGGCCCTTGGCATTTAAGATAAACACTTGAAGAACGTATCCGGAGAAGTTACCCGGTGAAATGCTTGGGGTCTGGCCTGAATTAACAGGCGGCAAGGCTAAAGATACAGGAACCCTAAGCGTTTCATTTAACAAAAGAAATTATGAAAAAGGTAATTAGAGAAAACGGTTTTTATTGGGTCATACACATTGTCTCAGTTGAGATCGGTTACTACTCATCACGAGGTATAAGAAGTTCGTGGTCACTTACGGGCGATGATGAATTTTACTCAGACAGTGAAATGAAATGGATTGACAAACCAGAGAATAAGCTACCAGAACCAACTTTTTGACCATGAGTAACAACACAACATTTCAGGAGCATTTAGACAAGGTGTGCTTAGAGAAATATAATCATTACTGGATAATGAATCACAGGCGAAACGTTGGTCAAATTGTGGAGATCATTTAATTGGCGCATCAATCGAACGTGATAGAGTTGAATCCGAACTATTGACCAAGCAGCAGACCATTGACGAACAGGCGAAGAGGATAACCGAACTGGAGGAGAAAGTAGAATTCTGGATAAAAAGCTGGAACAAGCGCCTGTGTTTTAATTTTGATTTAAGACTTAAAAATATTTAAATTGCACGTATGGAGTCCGAAATTAACGGTGAAAATTCGGGGAGAGATGACAAAGGTAGATTTGGAGCAGGTAATCCAGGAAAACCAAAAGGAGCTGCTTCTAATGCCTCCGCAAAGGTCAAGGCAGCAGTCATTGATTTCCTTGAACGCAACACTGAAAACATACAGGAGAGCTTCGATAAGCTTAAGCCAGCCGACAAACTTAGGTTTATATCGGATATCCTTCCTTATGCGACTCCGAAACTTTCTTCGATTCAGTCTGAAAACGAAACAAATGTAACCGGTGGCATTACAATTAGCTGGCAAGACCCTCCAATACCAAATACCCCAGATAAAGGTAGCGCTGGAGAGTTATAAGGCTTACAAGGCCGGTTATCGAATCATAGCAAACCAAGGGGGGACAAGATCCGGAAAGACCTACACCCTTAATCAGCTATTGATTGCGCTGGCCTTTAAGGAGAAGATGAGCATTTCAATAACCTCAGTGGCTTTCCCGCATTTAAGAAGGGGAGCTATGAGGGACTGGCGGACAATAATGGAAAACAGTGGTTTATACGATCCGAACTCGCATATTCGTACAGAACAGGTTTACAACTATCCAAACGGTTCATACATCGAATTCTTTAGTTCGGACAATAACCTTAAGGTTCGGGGGCCGGGTCGTGATGTTCTATTTTTCAATGAAGCGAATCTCACTGACTTCGATACATTTACCCAGCTCATGCTTAGAACCAGGAAGACTATTTTTATCGATTTCAACCCGGCCGATGAGTTTCATTGGATTTATGACAGCATACTCACGCGACCTGATTGTTATTTCATCAAATCAACCTACTTAGACAACCCATTTCTACCACATGAGCAAGTCAAAGAAATCGAAAACCTCAAAAACGTTGATGCCAACTTCTGGAGAATCTATGGAGAAGGAGAGAGAGGACACTCTGAAGGCGTCATCTATACTCATTGGAAAGCTTACTCCGATTCAGTTGTGGGAAATACTGTTTACGGGCTCGACTTTGGTTATAACAACCCAACTTCGCTTGTTAAAGTCACGGAACATGACAAAAACCTCTACTGGAAGGAAGAAATCTACCAAAGCCACCTAACAAACAGTGATTTAATCCCAATGATTAAGCAAATAGTTAAGCCTTACGAGACTATAATCTGCGATTCAGCAGAGCCAGCCAGGATTGAAGAGCTAAAGCGTGCTGGTATCAAGGCAATTCACGCAGTAAAGAACGTAAAGGAGCGCATTGACTTTGTAAAAAGTCGGCAGCTATTCATACACTCCGGATCAGCCAACCTACTCAAAGAAATCAAAAGCTATAAGTACATAGACCAAGGCAAGCGTAAGGGAAATGAACCTGAAGTACCTTTAAAGCTCAACGATCACGCCTGCGACGCTGGAGGAATGGCATCAATGTACTTTAAAAAGGCAGTTTCAAGGTCACACTCTAGTTTCCATAAAGCATGAACGAAGAACAACTCCCACCTCCAGGCACATTTATAGAACAGGACAAAGATGGCCTGAAAAAACTTTTATCATCTTGGATTGAGCATTCAATAAGCTACCACATGGAGGTAAATTATGAAAGAATGGATTTTCACACTAGGCTATCAACAGACTACACCGTTATGACGATATCACTAAATCTTACCATACCAAGGCCAAATGAAACAGATAAGTCAATCAGTATAGTTAATAAAGATCCATTCGTTAATGATCTACAAGACCTAATTAACCGGCATTCTATTGAAAACGAAAGTAGCACCCCAGATTTTATCCTAGCAGAATACATGCAATCATGCCTAAAGGCTTTTGAAATAGCCTCATTGTCACGAGAAAAGTGGTATGGTCAATGTTTAAACATAAAAGCATGATACAATTTAAACTAAACGGTAAGAAGGTACAGGTTGCAACCTCATGGGATGACCTGAGTTTCAACCAGTATTTACAAATTCAGAAATTAAAGGACGATTATTTGCAACTGGTCAGTGTCTGTTCGGGAATAGATTACGAAATCCTCAAAAAGGCAGAGATAATTGGTCTGGAATCGGTCCTTGAGGCTGTAAAATTCATCTCCAAGCCACCGGTAATCCCTGAAACCGTATCTAAAATAGGCAAATACACCATCCCAGTAGACTCAAAAGGCCAGTTTAACGTTCAGTTTAAGCGTTTAGACCAATTTGAGGACATGAGAAAGATAATGGCCAACGCTAAAGACATTCACTCGGTAACGGACTCCTTCCCTCAGTACCTGGCTATCTACCTGCAGCACATCCGAGATGGGGAGTACTCATACCAAAAGGCTATGGACATGGTACCGGAGATTAGAGAGTTACCAGCCCTTCAAGTTATAAGCTTAGGAAGTTTTTTTTTAATAAAGCTGTTGAACTTATCGAGTGGCACAGCAAAAACCTCCCAGAGTACAGCCCCGAAGCAGAAGAAGTTGAAGCCGGCTTCCAGGAATTCCAAAAGAAATTTGGTTCGTACGCGACGATAGACAGGGTGTCCAGGGCGATCGGAGTAAAGGAAGAAGAGTTGTATGGCTGGCCTGCGCGGGTGTTCTGGTTTAAACACATTTACTTAGCCTGGGAATCCTACCATCAGGCAGAGTACCATAAGTTGATTATGAGGAAGAAATGATAGTAATTATTATTGTATCTGTAATTTGGTGGCTAGTATTCATTAGAAAGCCACATAAAAATCATTAAAGACGCGAACGGCACCTATTCTAGATGGGACCTAAGCCCGCTCGGAGGATCATTGGCCTAGCTCGTGCTCTCTTCCGGGCCTTTTTTTTATCATGCAAATAATCTATTTTTGGTTCCGTGAGTCATAAAGGGATTAGGTTGTTGTTAGAGGATACTGCCAAATCATTGGGAGACAATATCCAATTCGACTACGGCCGGACCTCAGACTTTAATCAATTGAGGGATAAGAAGTATCCGTTTATCTCGGTTAATCCACTCAACGCTTCGGCATCTTACGCTGACAACAACGTCTCCAACTTTTCAAAGGTCTACCAGGTTCAAATAGCATTCTATCAACTGGATAAAGAACATTCAGGACAGGATGAATACGCCTTGATACTTGATGAAATGAACCTCTTAGCTGATAGCTTCTTCAATAAACTAAACTTTTTTGTTGAGGGGCATTGTTTAGACAGCGACGACATTATTTTAACCGGGATGAGTCAGCAGCCGTTTATCAAAGCCACGGCCGACATTCTAACGGGCTACATAATGAACTTTTCAATCACAGTAACGGATAGTTTTGACTATTGCGCAATTGGTTGTTGATGTGCTTACCATATTGAGCCAACAAGGTACGTCTATCGTAGATCAGATCAGGCAGAACATGGCTTCAACCGGCACGAATGCTACCGGCAAAACATCGCGTTCATTGCGATTCGAGGTTACTCAAACGTCCGACAGTCAGACTCTAAGAATCATCGGTAAACCTTTCTTTAACGTTGTCGAGACCGGACGTAAAGCTACACCTCAGTACACCAAACCTTCCCAAGATTTTGTAAACGCTATCCGTGAGTGGGCTAACGCTAAAGGAGTTCCTGGCGCGGCTTACGCCATCGCTAAATCAATCCATAAAAAAGGTACTAAGCTTTTTCAGCAAGGAGGACGTACGGATATAGTTTCAAGCGTCATTAATCCTACGCTGATTGAAAGTATTTCAAAGTCAGTATTAGATAAATTTGCAGCAGAGTATTTAAAGAACGCAGCTAACATATTTTCAAGTGGCCGTACAGTTAATTAAATCACCCATAGGGCACAAGCTCGGAGAATCAACCATTGAAGGGGTTATCATTGATGACGGTACCGGAGATGCTTTAGTTTATACCGGGTTTGCTCACTCGTTAACAGACGGTGACTACATCTACATTGAGTCTAACTTCGATTCATATAACGGATATAAATATGTTGATTCTATTTCATACGATACGTTTAAAATACGAGACTCTGAAAACTCTGATAACACTGCATTCATACAGGATGCAGATATTTCTTACCGGGTTTCTGTATTAAATCATGGATGGCAATGCGTTCACCTTCCTATAGTTTACGAACTTGAATCTGACATTTACCCTAACAACGTAGCGGAAGAAGAGTATACCCCCACGACAATTATAAGCCAATCAGAAGAGGGCGGACTAACGCGATTAGCTTTGTCGGTAGGCATTACAGATGCCACAGAACGGGCAAAGATTCAGCTATTCGGAGATAATGATTTAGCGGGAGTTTATCAGATAGTCACAGTTTACAATGCTTGGAATATTGTCATTGACCTACCTTATGATTCGGCTAATAGTTTCGATGGGTTACAGGTAATAAAATACTATGATAACTACACTATAAACGTTCGTGTTTGGGCTGGACTGAGTGCCGAACATCGTTGGGAGGACAGGCAACCTTTTGAGATTGCTGCTACTTTGCAATTAATCCCAGATCAAAACAACATGGTTAAGTTTTCGATATCTGAAGTACTACGGTCGTATGTAAAGACAAGGAACAATCTAACTTTAGATACTCTTCCTAACAACCTTGATTTTATGATTTCATTCTACATTCAGTATTTTGAAACATACGACCAATCAGACGGGGAGACTATCACTACATACGAAGGAGGACCGTTAACTGATGACTTTGTAGGATATGCCGTTAATGCTAAACTTCCTTTTAAATCGGAAAGTATTTCGCATATGTCCGATTACATAAACCAGGATGTTTACCTAGCTCAGTGGCTTACGTTACAACAAAGACCGATTGCAGTAGTGGGTAGGTTCTTCGACCTATCGTTTATAAACCAATTCAATTCAATCGATCTTATAGTAACCATTGATAAATACTTGAATGACTCACTGGTTGAACAGGAATTACTAACTATAGAAAACCCTGGATACGGTATTATAAGGGTTCCATTTACACCAATCTCAGGCACTGATGAATACTGCATAGAGGTTAATACAAACGGTACTCCAGCAAGCGGAGGGGTTAGTAGTGCTATGGCCATACCTGCTTTGAGTACGTGGCTTACAAGGTCGTCAGATCCTTCTTTAGTAGATTGGACCACAGGCGCAGCACCACAGGTTACGGTACCAGGCACAGGTCCTGGAACCCCTGGAGTATCTGAAATACTATATACTCCTTTTACATTCATTTCAGGATACACATATTCCATTACCATAACCTATACAAAAACTTATAACTCTGGAACAAGCAATCCACGGGTTATGCATATAGAAGTTTACGACAATTCATTTAATGTACTTCACACTGAATTAGAAACTACTCCACCATCGCCGGGCGCGGCAGGATCAGGGACACTAACCTTTGAGGCTAACGGAACTGAAACTCAAATAGGGGTAGATGTGAGGGATGGTTCTAACATAACAATGGTAATTAATACCGCCACAGGAACTCAGACAACTCCGTTAATACCAGAGGTCACGGCACAACAAATTACAGAAAGGATTTGTTTGGATATAATTGAAGAATGCGAATCTACGTTTATCGAAACCACTGACGATATAAGATTAACTGAGGACGGAGACTTCCGTATATTGGAATGACAACAGAACCTATTTACATAAGCTGGCTTAATTACCTTGGTGGTTTTGAATATTTCTTCTTTACATCTAAGAAAGAATTCCAAATGGAGATAGGAGATTCTGGCGAAAGTTCAAATAACATTCTCCCTAATTACCCTCAGTCATACGGTAAAACTGCCGACACTTTAAGGAAGCAAACGTTTAGAACATCAAGGAATAAGATAGTAATTCGTAGCCAGCACCTTACATTCAATCAGTTGCAGGCTTTATCTACTATCAAAAGCAGTACACTAGTACAGATCATTGAAGGGAGAACAGACCGAAGGACTATAATAGTTGACACTGATTCGTTTAAGAAGTACGATGAAATAGATAAGCTTTTTACCTTCCAATTCACGGCAAGCTACACAGACGATAACCCATCTCAGATTGTATGATGTTAAAAGTAAATGGCGAATACTTAGACTTCAACGGTGATATAGAAATTGAAAAGAAAATAAAGCTTTTCGAAGATATAGATACCGCTGATGGTGATTTGTCTTTTGCATTTGATATTAATCTAACATCAAACAATCTACGAATATTAGGTATACCGGTTCCGGATTCTATTTCAAAGATCATTTACCAAAACATTGATTGCGTTGTTCAAAACGATTCTGGAGTTACTATTAATAACGGTTCATTAAGAGTTGAAAGGATAACGGGTTACGTTGCCTCATGTGCTTTCCTTGGGGGTAACAGCAATTGGTTTGCTATGCTTGATGGTAATATGACCGAGCTCAGGTTAAGTCAATATGATACCGATTTAAACGAGGCTACAATAACAGGGTCTTGGCTTGATGATTCTGGAATTGTTTTCCCTATGTTAGATTTAGGCGCACTGGTAACAAGAAAATACAACAATGCTAAGACAGAGGACTTTGTAGGATGTTTCTTTTTACATACACTTTTCAAAGAATTATTCCAGCAACACAGCATAAAAATAGAAGGAGAGCTTTTGAATGATTCACTATTCAATCAGATAGTCATCGCTACGAATACCAGGAGTATAAACGATGTTAATAATAATACAGTAAACGTTGCCACGCATACGCCTCAGCCTGTAAACCCGTTATCAACTGCATTTGTACACTACGATCAAACCACTTCACCCTATTCATTAGGATCAGATGTTGTAGTAGTTTCCGATAGAGATTTTTATTCATCTGCCAAGATGGTTGTGGAGGTTAAAATTACTATAGTATCCGACATTAATTATTTTATAGCCGCTCCATTAGTAAACGGAGCAGCAGCTAATTTTATAGGATTAGGCACTAACTCAAGTAATATTGCTGCTCACCTTTGGTCAGCTACATATTTGATATTGATTGAGGATGGAGATTATATTTCTATCCAGGTCACTAATACATTTGGGGTAATAACTAGTATAGTAGAGGCTACACTACAGATAACACCATTTTTTATTTACAAAGCCTTCGGAGCTTCATGTGTGCCTCTTTGGACAAAGCAGCAGTTTGTTTCAAATGTGATGAAAGCGTTTAACGTCATAACATCATACAATCAATTCACAAAGACTGTTACGTTTAATCTATTCGATAAACTTAAGAATCATCAATCTATAGATGTGAGTGATTACATTAAAGTTGATACTGTAGACTTTTCTGAATTCATTTCAAACTACGGACAAGTAAATAACTTTTCGTATCAGGAAGGGTCAGATGAAGATTTAGGTGATTATAATATTTCGTCTTTCGTTAAGTACGCAGCAGGAGAAATTTTGGCAGATAACGATTTCATTGAAAAGTCAGTAGATGTAATGGATTTGGATTTCACTACACCTATAAGCTATGTGCACCCGTATTTTAATGGGTCACTTGAGCGTATAAATTTTATAGAACTTGAGACATTAGAAGATTATGAAATAACCTCTGTTACTGACGCATCCGGTACGCCACGATTCCATATTACTAACGCGAATACATTTTTTGAACAGAATGATTTGATAAGACTGGATACCGATGATGAGCAGTATAATGGAGATTTTGTAGTAGTTAATACTACCTCCACTTATCTCACTGTCAGGGGTCCTATATACAGTGGAACAGCGACAGGAACAGCGACAGGATTACAACACAAGGTTACTAATAATGATGATATTTACTGGTTTATTAATGTGCCATATAAAAGTAGCCTTGATATTTTCAACACTGAGTTTACATATCTTAATCAAAGTGCTTACGATAGTTGGTCAATAGGATTTTTCAGCCTGATAGGAATCGGTAACGAAATTGAAAACCTGTATAAACAGGGATTAACATTTGGAGAAATAAATAGCCCAACATTTTTTCAGAAAACCTTAATCGATAAGTACTGGCAGCAATTCTCAAGGATATTAAACGACCCTGTTAAACTTATAACTACCGTAAATTTGCCGTGGAAAGTTTATAACTCAATTGATTTCTTAAATCCTGTTTCTATTACAACATTAGAAACTTCTAACTTGTACTATGTTAACAGGATTGTAGGGTATAAAGATAGTTCTATTGGATGCGAAGTTGATCTTATAAAATTACCGTGATGGAAGAGACCGTAATACTCGAATTCGTAGTTGACCAGTCTAAAGCTCAAAAGGATCTTGAGAAGACCGAGAAGGCTTTATTGGATACAAAGGCTGCGCAAGCGCAATTACAAAAGGAATACAAGCAAGGGGAGAAGTCACAGGAGCAATACATTAAGGAGAATTTAAAACTTCAGAACACTCTTAAAAGGGAGCAGGATCAGAAAAGGACTTTAACAAAATTAATTGACACTGAAACCGGTTCCAGGAATGCCCTAAAGCTACAGGTTGCTAAACTAACTAAGGAGTATGATAATTTAAACACTGAGACTGCCGAAGGGATAACCAGGCAAAAACAACTACAAAAAGAGCTTACAAGTTTAACCGGGAGTTTAAACAAGAGTTCAAAGTCAGCCGGGTTATTTAAAGATCAGATTGGTAACTACCCTCAATCATTTGGAGATGCAGCTAAAAGCATAAACATAGCAGGTGTTTCAGTTGGTGATATTGGGGCTAAGCTTGCATCATTTGCCAATCCAGCTACGGCTGCCGTTGGTATTCTAGGGGCTTTGGGCGCTGCCTACGCTAGGTCAACTGTAGGGGCTAAGGATTTAGAATTTGCACAGAATCAGCTTTCATCCGCAGTAACACTGACTACTAACGCCTTCGCTTCTTTAATTTCATCTTCTGAGGATGGAGAGGGTATTGTAAGCCAGTTTTTTGACGCTGTTTTAAGTAGGATTTCACCAGCCATATCGGCATTATCAAAGATTGCCGCTAAAAACATTGAGGAGCTTCAGGATTTAGAACGAGAAGAACTTTCTATAAGAGAGGGTGTTAATAATCGCCTGGAAGAAAACCAAGAGTTGCTGACAGAGATTAGTGATGAACAAACCGATTTAAACAAGCAATTAGAGTTATCGAATGCGATAATTTCCAACATCAAGCAGAATAAGGCAGAACTGGTTGACATCAATCAAAAGGAACTAGAAAAGCTTGAATTTAGCTTAGGATTGGATAAGGCAAACGAGTCTATTCAGGATTCAATAGCTCAAAAGAAACTTGAGATTTCAAAGATTGAATCTGATTCAGCTAAAAAACTAAAGGCTATTGAAGTTCTTCAGGGCAACATTAATGCAAAAATTGCGGAACAGGCCAGGCTAGAAGCAGGAGTAAATAAACGGCTTTCAAACAAGGGAACCATAGCGGCTCCAGGGATTTCAGATGTTACGTTGAATGAACCATCAAGCATTGAGTTTACCTTAGGAGATGTAAAAGACCAAAAGTCACTAGCTGCTGACTTATTAAAGATAAATGAAGATTTTTATATAAAGGATGTTCTATTTAAAAAGAAGGCTACAGAGCTTAAGGCCCAATACGATCAACAGGCCATTGATGCGGCAGCAAACATAGCCGGACAAGCAGCATCGCTATTCGATGAGCAGACAGGAGCTTTTAAGATATTTGCCACGGCTCAGACTTTAATTTCTACATATTCATCAGCCACTAAAGCTTTTGACTCATTGGCTGGTATTCCTTTAATAGGGCCTGGACTTGGGGCTGCGGCTGCGGCTTTGGCTGTGGCTCAGGGCCTTGCCAACGTAGCCAGGATAAACGGAGTAGAGTTCGCAGAAGGAGGTTATACAGGACCTGGCACTAAATACCAACCTGCCGGAGTTGTACACGCTGGAGAGGTTGTCTGGTCGCAGCGCGATGTAGCTATGGCCGGTGGACCTATGGCAGCTAACGCCATGCGCCCTACATCAGGATTAAGAGGATATGCCGATGGGGGATTTGTGACAAATCAGAACATAAGTTCATCTCAGCAGGCTTTAATTACGGCCAACGCTTTAAAGAACCTGCCACCGGCACAAGTATCATGGACAGAGGGCAGGGCTGTGGGTTTACGGGTAACAAATAGGGAAAAACTGGCTAAGCTATGAGTATACTATCAGAGAAATATAACATACCGGCAGAGGTTGTAAACAAGATGATAAAGGATGGGGTTATCTCCTGTTCATGGCCAAACTATGAGGAGGTTTACAAACTATTCCAGCAGGGCAAATCAGTTACCGAAATATCAGACTTCACCCACATGACCACCCGTAACGTCCGTTACATCCTGGACAAATTCAAATGAAATAGTTTTTTCACGTGAAACAATGTCCTTCTATGGAACTTAGCATCCATGACGGGACATATTTTCATTTATGGGGGTATTGGTTCAGGAGCCGGTGAGGTTTCATTGAACCAAGTTAAGAACCAAATTGACCCCGCTGCTTCCGATTATGTCGTTCACATCGTATCTCCAGGGGGAGATGTGTTCGAGGGATACGGAATTTACAATATTCTAAAGAACACCGGGAAGCCTGTTGTAACTCACATTGAGGGACTTTGCGCATCAATAGCAACCCTGATAGCCTTTGCAGGCAGTAAGATAGTCATGAACAAGACTTCAGAGTTCATGATTCACAACCCTAAAATTTCAGATTTAAAAGGTGAGTCCAGCGACTTAAGAAACGTTGCGGACCAGCTTGATAAAATAAAATCATTATTGATTGACGTTTCTGGAGCACGCGCGGCAAGAAATGGCAAGCCAATACAAAAAGAAGAGCTATGGGCGCTATACGATAGTGAGACATGGCTAACAGGAACCGAAGCCGTAGAACGCGGATTCGCGGATGAAGTAGTAGACGCCATCAAGGCCGTAGCGAAAGTAGACTTAACAAAATTTACAATGAAAAAGAACGACAGCCTTTGGGCTAAATTCACAAACATGCTCCAAATGTTCAAAAATGCTTTCACTGAAACCCTAGCTAACGGCCAGGTAATAGTAGTTGAAAGCGAAGACGAAGATTGGACAGGAAAGAAAGTAATGTATGAAGATGGCACACCGGTTCCGGCTGGAGACCATGAATTGGCTACCGGTAAAGTAATATCGGTGGATGACACAAGCACTATAACACTAGTAAAAGAAGCGCCAGCACCGGCCGACAAACAACAAAGCGAAGAAATGGACAACAAGATTAAAGAACTCGAAGCGCAGTTGGCAGAGGCTAAGAGCGCGAAAGAAACCGCTGAAGCAGCCTTAACAACTGCTCAGGCAACAGCAACTCAAGCTACAGCCAAAGCGGCTAAGTTTGAAAACCGTGTTTCGGCTATTGAAAAGGAATTTTTGAAGCTGAAAGAAGAAGCAGGACAAACCGTAGGGGATAAAAAAGATCCAAAGAAAGGCCCTGTATTTAAAAACACCTCAACCCAAGACGAAACATACGATCCAATGGGTGAAGAAGCCATGAAGTATTTCCGTAACCGAAACATGATCGCACAAAATGAAGACTAGAATTGAAAACTCAATGTATACGCCAAACATCACGACGTATACCTACCCTGGCGTACTCTCTACGGAGTTAATCCAGAAACCAAAGATTGATACCCCTCCCCTCTCCGCGTTGTTTACAATCCGGAACGGTGTTCGGTCTAAGGAACAACTGCACCTGATGGCCCCGCTTACCAGCGTGCTGGCTAAAGGAACAGCGGCTTGTATCCCTACATACACTCAATCAGGATCTATAACAGGCAAAACCCTTGAAACAGGCTTGTTTGAAATAAACCTGTCATGGTGTAAAAAGGAATTCCAGGGCCTTTTAAGCTCGTTCAACGCTATCGGTGATGACCGTTCGCTTGTAGGTGATGGCCTTTCCGGGTATGAATTGGGCGGTAAACTCCGTTCACTTATCCTTGATGAGGTTCTTGAAGCCGCGCGTCAGGATGTTTGGAAAATTGCATTCCTTGGACAGTCAGCCTTCACCGGTTCTTCTGTTTACTCAACCATTGACGGACTGTGGACTAACTACCTTGATGGATTCGGTTCTTACTGTATCAAGCCGGTAACAAACTCACTTCCTAACGGAGCTACCTCTGTTTTGAGTGCTGACCAAGCGCGTGATACCTTCCGTTTGATGTGGGGACAAGCTCCGATCATCCTGAAGCAGATGTTCACTTCCGGAAAGGTTAAACTTTTCGTAACCGGTTCTATGTGGGATAACTACCTAACATCTTTGGAAACCAACTGTTGTGTTGAGGGTTCATGGAGACTCCAGCAGGACGGCACCAAAACTCTGTACTACAGAGGCATTGAGCTTGTTCCGCTTTGGATTATTGACCAAGCTTTGGAGAACGAAACAAACCCTTATAGCGGTCTGTTGAGACACTTCGCGATCCTGACACTTCCAGAAAACAACATCTTTGGAGTTGAAAATACTTCAGATTTGAATAACCTGGAACTATGCTACACTTGTAAAGACAAGACCACGTACATCCAAGGTGAGATGCGTTTCGGTACAAATTTCTTGAATTGTGATTTAACTGTAATTGCTTACTAACTATGCCATTAGAATGCGGTATCAATTCAGGGTTAGATATAGATTGCTCGGATCTTAAAAAACCGGGTGGTGTATTTCGAAAAGTTTGGGTCTTCAATTTAGGAGACTTGAGACTACCCATAGATGTTACCCTGGCTAGCTACATAACTGATTTAGAATTCAATACATACCGATCATTGTATGTCTTTGAATCGGTTAAGTTTAGCCATGATGCAACATGGACACAGCAAAACGGAGACGGTGGTAACGTTTCGTACCTTCAGACTGTAAACTTGAGGCTTGCGAACAACAACCCTACAGCGGACAGAGTAATAGAGGACGCGAGCGTTGCTGAACTGGTAGTTATCACAAAGTCAAACGCAGGTGAATTTTTGATCTGGGGCGCCGGAAACGGCTTAAGTGCTGATCCTTCTACCACTGGCGGCACCGGCCGGCAGTCTACAGATTCAACCTTTACCCAATTAACTTTGGTTGGAACAGAAAGTTATCTTCCTAAAAGATTGCTTAGAGGCACAGCAGCCGCAACGCAAGCTTATCTGGAAGCAATGGAGGCATAACCTAAAAACTAAGCGTTTAAAAAAGCCCTGCAGAAATGTGGGGCTTTTTTATTGATATTCATTTAAAAATTTTTAAATTTGAATATGGGAAAGGCAGAAATACTCGCTGAACTAACCGCAAACGGCAATATATCCGTATTCAGGCGGTCACCGTCTTGGGAAAAGGCTTTTGATCTTTACAATAAGCAGAACAGTTCTCACAAGAATATGAACTGCGGTTCTTGCTTTAGAGATGTACTTTCATGGCTGCGAAGTTAATACAGATTTACTATCGCGATGAGCAAAAAGTTTCGTGCTATCCGTTTGCTGATTTATATTTTAACGATGGACTCACTATATTCTTCGAGAATGAATGCATTAAAAAGCTGGTTATGGAGTCCAAAGCCGATAAAATTGGAGTTTGTTCGTGGAAGCTCAAAGAAAAGATGAGGTACTACATCGGAAGACCAAGACCATTGACCGAAGAAGTGATAAACAGCGACTATGACGTACTCTCTTTCACTCGTAACACTCAGTATCATCAAATGCTGACGGCTGCTGACAGATGGCACAAAGGATTTCGTGAGGCTATCACCAAAATTGTCGAATCGATCGGTCAACGATGCCCCGGAGAGGTTAAAAACCCAATCTATCAGAACGCATTCATGTGTAAGCGTGAAATTTACCAAGACTACGTTAAAAACTGGCTCACACCGGCAATGGAACTGATGTTGAACGACCAGGAGTTAAATAAATTGGCGATGTCAGACTCAAATTACTCCAACCTTGCTAAAAAAGATGCCGCTACTCCGGAATACTTACAGGAAAAGTTGGGGGTTAGTCATTATCCGTTAGCGCCGTTCATACTCGAAAGATTATTTTCTATTTACGTACACAACTCTAAAATTAATGTAACATGGCTTTAGCATTCTGGTCGTTAACTGCTTTATTAATATTAGGACTAATAGGTATTGATAGATTATTTGCCCCGCTGTTTAAAGAGCAGCGCGAAAGAGGTGACAAATCATACGAGAATAGAAGGAGTAGGTATTCTAAAATCGGAAGGAATATTGAAGAAATTGAAGGTCCAAATCCTTACAAAAAATGAAGACAGCATTAGTCACCGGCCCAAATGGTCAAGATGGAAGTTTTTTAATGGAGCTTCTTATAGCTAAAGGGTACAACGTTGTCGGGCTTATCCGTAGAACTTCTCAGCCATTGCATGATAATATATCACATCTTAAGGACAAAATAAGATTAGTCCCTGGGGATATGACAGATGCCGGTTCAATTCATAACGCCATAGAAAGATACATGCCTGATGAGATATACAACCTCGCTGGAATGTCTCAAGTCAGATGGTCATTTGACGTTCCGAGCATGACGATGGACGTCAACTGTGGAGGTCTATTAAGGATCATTGAATCGGTCAGGTCGCTTAAACTTGATTGCAAAATATATCAGGCTTGTTCCTCTGAAATGTTTGGTAAGGTCATGGAAACACCACAGACAGAGACAACGCCATTTTATCCACGTTCACCTTATGGAGTAAGTAAGGCCGCTGCCTATTACATGGCGCGTACCTACCGTGAAAGCTACGGTATGAAAATATACTGCGGATTTCTTTTCAATCATGAAAGCGAAAGACGAGGTGAGGAGTTTTTGAGTCGTAAGGTTTGTAAGGCAGTAGCTGAAATTGTACGAGGTGAAAGAACAAAATTAACACTCGGAAATCTTGACGCTAAGAGAGACTTTGGTTATGCCAAAGAATACGTTGAGTGGATTTGGAATATTGTACAGCACGACACCCCAGATGATTTCGTAATAGCTACAGGGGAAACGCATTCAGTTAAGGAATTCGTTGAACTTGCTTTCAAAACTGCGGGGATTGAAAACTGGGAAGACTACGTTGAATATGACAAGTCGTTAACCCGTCCGGCTGAGGTTGATTTACTTATAGGCGATCCTTCAAAAAGCAGGCGTATTTTGGGATTTGAGCCTCGTATAAAGTTTAAAGAGTTGGTTGAGATAATGATGAAACACGAATTGCAATGATACACGAAGACGAAAGACGAACGCTTGAAGATTGGCCAGAAGCTAAGATCATAACAGCGAAAGAAGATTGTGTATTAGGTGGACACTATCACAAGATTAAAACCGAAAAGTTTATTCTGGTAGAAGGTGAATCTATTCTAACGGTGCACACTCAAATAGGTGACGTTACAAAGAAGATGAAGCGAGGTAATTTATACACCGTTGATCCTTTTACAGGTCACTCTTTTAAACTAACAAAGGATTCGGTATTAATTGGTATTTGTTCACATCCATTCGATTCAACAGACGATTATAAGATATGGTAATTTCATTGATTCATCCTAGTAGGGGGCGACCACAAAAAGCATTTGAAACTTGTAATAAGTGGTTAAATTCTGCTGGAACTCATGTTAAATATTTGCTATCAATAGATACCACTGACCCAAAGAAAGATGAGTATCAAAGACTATTTGAAGATTATCCTGTATTTGAATATGATAATAAATCCGTAGTTGAGGCAATGAACAACGGAGCCAAATATGCTACCGGTGATATATTAATATTTTTGACGGATGACTTTGATTGTCCTGATAACTGGGCCTTGTCTGTGTTGAAAGAATTTGAATCAGAAGACAGGCCACTATTGGTTAAGATAGATGACTGCCTACAGAAATTTGATGTACCTGTTCTGACTATGCCGATAATGAATCGTAAACTATACGAAACACTTGGATACTTTTTCCACCCAGAATACAAAAGTATGTTTTGCGATGAGGGACTTTTTTGGACGGTTAGGAAATTAGGTGCTTTAAAAAACGCTCCACACCTAAAGTTTGAGCATAAGCATGTAAGTGTAGGGAAATCTCCTGACGATGAAACCTACAGGAACAGCGCAAAGAATTGGGAACAAGGTAAGGCGGTATTCGCTAAACATAAAGCAATGGGATTTCCGGTATGATCCGTCTCAGTATTTTGGTCTGTACGTTAAACGAACCTTACAGCATAGACATGCTGAAGAGGTTACGGAACATATTAGATCCACAGATTGAAAGGTTCAGAGGTCAGATAGAATTATTGATTCATGACGCTGGTAGATCGATGCCTACAGGAACAAAGCGTAACGAGCTGATTAGACAAAGTGAAGGGGAGTATATAGTTTTTATTGATTGTGATGATTTGGTGGTTCCTTATTATTTAGATGAAATAATGAAGGGTATTGATACCGGCGTTGATGTTATAACGATGCAGGGCTGGATGACAACAAATTTAAAAAATAGAGTTGATTGGACTATAAAATTAGGTAGCGACTACGTTGAGAGAAATGGACACTATTATAGGTGGCCGAATCACCTTTCGGTAATGAAAAAATCTCTAGTTGAACACGTTAAGTTTCCTGATATTTGGGTTCAAGAGGACTACTTATGGTCTAAGAAAATACGAGATTTGAATTTACTTAAGACGGAATATCATATACAACACCAAATTTATCATTATGACTTCAGAGACAAAAAACCAAGAAGGTGAGATTTGGAAAGACTTTAATAACCACTATGAAGTAAGTAGTTACGGCAGAGTAAGGTCAAGAGATAGGTTTATTACTAAAAAAGACGGTAAGACTTATAACATAAAAGGCATCCTTCTTAAACAGGTTGATAATCAAGTTGGATATAAGCAGGTTTCATTAGGACGTTCAATTAAATCTATTACAGTACACCGACTAGTCGGTGAGTTATTTATACCTAATCCTGAAAAAAAGTTGACTATAAATCACAAGGATGGTAACAAGCATAACAATCACGTTTCAAATTTAGAGTGGAATACATACGCAGAAAATAATAAGCATGCTATATTACTAGGGCTGAACAAACCATGCGGATCAAAAAATCCTCCTTACGGAGTAAATCATTGGAATTCATCTCTTGACGTTACGCAAGTAAAGACAATTTTAATTTGTCATAATGATGGCATTTCAATTTCTGATTTGGCATCATATTTCAAAATGTCCAGAGCAGCAATTCATAAAGTTATTAAAAGGGATACATGGAAACACGTGTCGATATGAGAAACACACTTCAATACGCTGAAAGAATAGCCTACTCTTCAAAAGAAACTTTGCATTTCACTTATGAGATGGCTAAGAAGTATGCAGACAAACCGGGATGTTATGTCGAATGTGGAGTTGCTGCTGGCGCTCAAGTAATTGCAATGGCCTATGGAGCGCCTAACAATATTATATATGGATTCGACAGTTTTTGTGGTATTCCTTGGCCAAGTAATAGAGACGATCAATATCCAGGCATCAGAAAAATAAGTGACATTGAGCGAGGATATTTACCTGATCCTGGGAAGCAGTTATTAGAGACAACGGGAGCCACATCAGTACCAATTGATGATGTACTAAATCATTTTAAAGAATCAGGTATAAAATCTAAGGTAATATTAGTTCCAGGTTGGTTTGAGAATACGGTACCATGTTACCCAATAGGTGACATTTCAATACTTCGCCTTGATGGGGACCTATACAATTCAACATGGGTATGCCTTCAGCATCTATTCCCTAAAGTTTTAAAAGGTGGATGTGTGATAATTGATGATTGGAATTTAAAAGGATGCCAAGACGCTTGTAAGGAATACTTCGAGTTGATTGGATACGAACCAGAATATAAATTCATTTCGGATATATCTTTTTTTATAAAGTAATGGAGCCGTTTATATTCATTCACCCAGGAATTGATTTAAGAAAAGATATGATAATACTATCCATATTAATACCCACAACTCCTGAACGCCAGGATATGTTTACTCGGCTTTACAAAGAAGTAATGGATCAGGTTGCTTACATGGATACGGTACATCCTTCACTAGGAAAGATAGAAGTTATATTTGATGATAGTAAACGATTCCTTGATGGGGGTTTAAGTATAGGGAAAAAGCGTGAAGCACTTGTAAAGCGCGCCGAAGGTAAATATCTATGCTTCCTTGATTCAGATGATTGGATTTCACCTAACTACGTTGAAACTTTGGTAAGACTTTGCCAGAGAGATGCAGATGTTTGCACGTTCAGGAACGCTACTAAAACAGATACCTATTGGATGGTGGTGGATATGGGGTTGCATTACCCTAACGATCAAGCTTCACCAATGTTTACAGTACGCAGATCTCCCTGGCACATTTGCCCGGTACGTTCTTACTTCGCTAAACTTCATAAGTTCGAAGATAAAAGTTATGGAGAAGACTACGATTGGATGCGTAAGGTTTTAGAGCACTGCACTACTGAGGCAAAGAGCGAGGCAGTGATACACGAATATCGTCATAGTAAATTAGTTTCAGAAGCGGATAAAATAACAGCGCATGTACAGTCAAAATAACGAAGAGCAGGTAATACTGGATTACTTTAAAGATTACGAAAGTGGAACGTTCTGCTCAATTGGTGAGAATGACGGGCAAACATTGTCAAACGTTCGTGCACTGGCATTAACCGGGAGATTTTGCGGATGCCTTATTGAGCCGTCCCCTAAAGCTTTTTTTAAACTTAAGCAACTATACAACGATACAAAGGGATGCTTTTACCTTTATAACTTTGCAATCGGAACTCACAACGGTACATTAAAATTCTTTGATTCAGGAACGCATCTAAATAAAGGTGATGTAGCCCTACTTTCAACAGCAAATGAAAGTGAGCTTAAAAGATTTCCAGGTACTCAGTACGAAGAAATTGAAGTTAAAGTATTTCGTTGGAAGACTGCTTTGAATAGGTTCGGGCGTAAGAAATTTGACGCTATCTCACTGGATGCAGAAGGCTACGACCTTGAAATATTAAAGCAGATTGATTTAACCGATGTTAGGTTACTTTGTATTGAGTGGAATTCTAACAATGATGTTAAAATTGAGATTGATAAACTCATGGATGGATTTAAACTGACATATACCTCTGCCGAGAATTTAATTTATACGCGATGATTATAGTAAACTTTGCAACCAAACAATACAGGAACGCGCAGCGAAGGTTAATGAATTCTGTTCAGGGTAAAGGGTTATTCATTTCGGATTACCCAGAGGGATGGCCAACGCATTCAGAAAGTCCTTATGAATTCAAGGTTCATGCAATGGAGCAAGCCAGTGAATTAGATCCTATAGTTTTATGGTGTGATGCTTCTTTATGGAGGGTTGGAGATTTGTCAATCATAGAGAATCTAATTAAACAGGATGGATTCTATGGAACTGAAGCGGGCCATTATGCGGGCCGGTGGACCAACCAACACACTAGAGATTATTTTAAAGTTACTGATCAGGAAATGATTCAGGGTGCAGGTGGCATAACTTTATTCAGTGCAGGACTTTTAGGTATAGACTTTTCTTCTGAAATTGGTAAACAGTTTTTCAATGAGTGGAAACAATCAGGATTAGCTGGATGCTTTAGAGGTTCATGGGCAGATCATAGGCATGAAATGACTTGTGCGTCAATCATTGCTACACGCATGGGTTTAAAGTATCAGAGAGGCGGGTCACACCTTAGCTACATAGGCCCAGGGTATTCACAACCGGAGGCAGGTTCTATATTTTATCTTCAAGGCATCTTATGATACGAATACTAATAGGATGGTGGTTCTGGATTACAAATCGGAATAATGAACTGGCTAAGGCAAGGTTAAAGATTTGCGCTCCCTGCATATTCCGTGAGGGTATGACATGTGGCATCTGCTCATGTGTTTTACAGGCTAAGGCAAGGATAAAAGAAGAGGAATGCCCGGCACACCAATGGGAACTATGAAACTAGCTGCAATATTTAACGTCTGGGCTGATTGGGACTTGATGAAGTATTCCATAAGATCAATTCAAGATTTGGTTGATGATGTTATTATAGTTGCTTCTGATAATTCTAATTACCGTGAATTTTATCCAATACCGTATCCCTTTAAAGATGATGTGCTGACATTCCAATTATGGGGGGATAGTATGGAGGTTTTTAGAGTGGATGTAATAAACTCTAATCCTATGCAATCGGAGACACATAAAAGAAACTTCGGATTAGATAAGGCCAGAGAAAAAGACTGTACTCACTTCATAATGATGGACGCTGACGAGTTCTACGACCCAGAACAATTCCTAAAAGAGAAACAACGCTTTATCGATAACCCTAATTTACAAGGTTTGGTTTGCGCTTCTCAAGTCTATGTTAAAAGCCCCTCATTGACCGTTGGATTGGATACTACCCGAGTTCCTTTCATCCATAAGATTACACCAACCCTAAAACATGAGTTCAATAGGAGCTATCCTTTCGCGTGGGAAGGCAAGGCTATAAGAATTGACCCTACCCGTAGTCTCAATATCAACTCAGGGGTAGAATGGTCCAACATTGTGATGGATCATTACAGCTGGGTTCGTAAAGACATCCACCGTAAAATCAGAAATAGCACGGCAAAAGCTAACATAGAACGCACCAACATAGCGAAAAATTTTTTTCACTTAAAGGAAGGGGACATCTGCGAACTTTATCCTGGTAAACCGCTGGTCCGTGTGCCGGTAAAATACGGGTTACCCGAATTCTATGAAGATTTACAATCTGTTCCGTCAAAAGGCAACACGCCAGCAGATAACGTTTGACAAATACCTTCCATATTTCGACAAAGACAACGATAATTGGCCTTTAACGTGGCACCAGGCTATATCTGAATCATCTTCCGGGTCTTCTTGTGTTTCAACAATAGCCGATTTTTTAGAGGGCGCCGGGTTTTCTGACCCTGAATTAGAGAAGCGAATAGTCAATTCTAAAGGGGAAACTTTCTTCCAGATACATCAAAAGACCTGTAAGGATTTTGCTGAATTCGAGGGCTTTTACTGGCTTTTGAGGTTTAACGCTTTAGGCCAAATTACAGAATGGGAGTATCTAGCGTTTGAGAATTGCCGGTTAGGCAAGCCAGATGACAACGGCTACATCTCAAAAATACTATACAACCCGTTTTTTGGTACTTCTCAGTATTCTAGCCACAAAGATGACACAGTTTGTTATGATTGCTTTAATCCAAAAGTAGTAAAGGATCAATATTTAAAGCAGGGAGACAAATTTAAAGGGCAGGTGTTTTTCTTCGGGACTACTACCGCACAAAGCCGGTTTTATCCAATGCCAGAGGCTTATTCAGCATTTAAATGGCTGAAAATTGAAGCCGGGGTAAGTGACTACCACGAAGACAATATAAATAACGGGTTCCTTCAGGCGTTTATGCTTGCAATGATAGGCGACCCAAGTCAACCGGTAAATAATCCGGAAGCTGATGATGGAACCCCTACAACTCAAGGGGAAGAACTTGATGAGGTTATTAAAAACAACTTCATGGGAGCCAAGCGTGTGGGTAACATGTGGGTAAATTGGTTCGCTAACAAGGAAGAGGTACCGGTTGTAATACCAATGCCAGCCAATAACAACGGAGATTTATTCGTAACCATCGACAATCAGGCAACCAAAAAAATTACGATCGCCTTTAAAGTACCCTCAATACTAGCCAATATTAACGAAGGTGTTTCCTTGGGTGGTGACGGGAACATGGTCAGGGTAGCGGTTAAATTGATGCAGCAGCGATCAATTAAGAAGCAACGGATACTAACAGACTCTTATTCTAAGGTCCTTAAAAACTTCTCCAAACCGTACACTCAGGACATTACGATCGTACCGTATAACCCTTATCCAGAGCTTGAAATACTGGATGATAAGATATGGGACGCTATGAGTGCCGAAGAACGAAGGGAATGGATTAGAAAGAATACGCCGATAAAATTAGATGATCTGTCCGAAACAGTTGAATCTCCAGGTCAGCCAGTACCGGCGCAAGCTAGGGTATTAAATGCCGTCCCTGTTGGATTCCCGGAAGCCGTAAGGAAGAAGGTTAAAACAACCTTGGAGTACATCGATAAGATGGGAATTAAATGTGGGGGAAAGGGAGGGATGGCTATGGCTGAGGCTATTATGAATAACCAAAACCTAGGTTTAAAACAGCTTAAAAGAATTTATTCGTACCTTAAAAAGAACGAACAATACTCAAATAGCCTTTTAAATGAAGGGTGTTTTGTGATTGAATACAACGCATGGGGAGGAAAGGAAATGTTTGACTTTTTGGATTCCAAACTTAAAGAGATTGACCAATGGCTAAACTAGATAAATTAATAACATACGCTTATTTGTGTGAGGAGTGCGAACTTCCTACCAATATTCCGAATGAAGAGTTCGAGCATAAGATTTATCGTGCTCAGGAGATTTTAAGAATGCTGATCGGGGATGAATTTTACCAAGACTTTCTAACAAATTACAAAGCAAACACACTTTCATCCGCTTATTTAACATTACAACCGTATATAAATCAATTTGTGGCGTGGCAAACTCATGAATTTTGGGTTATCAAAGCCAATTTTAAGGCTACACGGTCAGGTATTAGGGTTCATAGTGAAGAAAATAGTACTGTAGCGAGTGATCCGGCCATGGCGGCATTAATTAGGGATGCTAAACAGCAGTCACAATTCTATAAAAACATTTTGGTGGATTATTTAGGTAATCACCGGGATGTTTACGAGTTGTATCATGCATGTTGCCACAACAATAAGACAGGCAACAGCTTTAAAATTAGCGCGGTCAGAAATGTTCAGCGTCAGCCAGATTTATACGGTCTTGGAGGAACCTACAAGAGATGCAAAGGGTAAAACTTTTCGACGGAGTGGAGGAACCGATGGAGGTTTATAATCGGATAGCGATTATTGATAAAGCTATTGAGTTTTTTACCGAAGAATGCGATGAGGAAACAGACTTTACCTTCCCGTCTTACTTAAGTTCTTATTTCCGGGTGTTTAACGAACGACTCGGAAGGGAGATAAAAGATATTACCTTGACTCAATCAGGGGCATCATTAATAATTAATGCGAGTGCTCTGGATATGACTTTTGACGATGTGGGACTTTATTTTTATGAGATTGGATACGTCCAATCTGGAGGATACGAGGTGCCTTTAAGATATGGTAAACTGAGAGTAATTTGAGAACCAGGTTGAACATATGCAAATCTTCTCGGGTTAATTCTGGTAACGTAAAAACCGGGATGTCCAGGAATAAACGAACCAGGATTTTAGGAATCCCAGGGGTTAGTCCGGAGGCATCAGAATTCAGGTTACTTGAAGATGATTTCTTTAGATTGTTAGAAAACGGAGACTTTAGAATATTAGAATAATATGGCCAACAAAAGAATAACCGAATTACCAACCGCCGGAGCTTTAGATGGCTCTGAGCTAGTTGAAGTCGTTCAGGGCGGCGCAAATACTAAAACCACAGCGCAGGACATTGCTGATCTTGGTGGTGGTAGTTCTAATTTAGAAATTGGGGTATCTCCTATAACGGGTGGCGTAAGTACAACTGTCCTATTTAATAATGGGGGACAATTAGGTGAATATACAATAAGTGGTTCAGATAATGTGGCTATGACTAACAGCCCTGCGTTAACAGGAACGCCAACAGCTCCAACGCAAACACCATTAACGACCAATACAACGATAGCTACAACGGCATACGCTGATGCAGCGGTGGCAGCAGCCTCATTAACACAGGCGACAGTAACGGAGGTTAAAAACTATTACTACGGTGAGTTTAGAGTGAACCGATTAATAAACACCTCTACCGGCGCAACGACAGCGAGCAACGATTACGACGTTACCGATTTTATAGAAATTGAACCGAGTACATCAATAAAAATTTATACCCATGATGGAACTGACATTCGTCTTTATGGCTGGACCTATGACGCGAACTTCACAGCTATTTCAGAGTTCAGATCTAACACCCTTCTTACAACATTAATTGATACATATACTTTTACTACTCCATCGAATGCCAAATACATTCAGTTATACACAAGGTACACAACTGGAGGACCCTGGTCTATTGTTAATAGGGGATGGGCTGCGGTATTGAGGATTGAATCAACATCGACTCACACTTATGCGTCTCCAATATTACCCGAACAATTTGCAGGGTCAACGGATGCGGAAAAAATTCAGGCTGCTTTTGATTTCCAAAGGTGGACTACTTCAGCTGTACAGACGAATGGAAATTACTTGATCGACACAACTTTATTTATCTACTCAAATACTAACTGGATAAACAGCGGACGTTTAAAAATGGCCGACGGTCTTCATGATAATTTGTTTAGAAATGAAGCTGTAAAATACCCAACAAACATAAGGATAAGAGGTAATAGGAATATAACTATTTCCGGAAATGGAGTATTTGAAGGTGGAGACGAAGAATGGGGAGGTCTTCCAGCTCCAGGGGTTGGTAATGATTGGTGGTTATCTATTATGTGTCTCCTTGCAAACGTTGAGATTTTTTCAATTAACAACGTGCAAACCAAGGACCCGGCGGCTTGGGCTTGGAGCCTTGAAAGTTGCAGATTCGGAACAATTGATGGACTATATTTTAATCACGATTTATCAGAAAACAATCAGGACGGATTGAACTTCCGTTTTGGCAACCATGACATAGGGGCCATTAATTTAAGAGGAACCACGGGGGATGACTTATTCGCTATTACTCTATTACCTGATTTTCCTTTAGCGCATATTTTAGGGGTAACTACTGTTTACGATCCTGCTGAGACAACCAACAACACACACGATATTTCAATCCGTGATTCATTTGGAATACCGAGTAGACTATTCAGCGATGAAGATACTCCGGTATTCTCTACAGGTGGTTTGCTACTTGTAGAGGACGGGGCTAAGATTTACAATATCAGTATTGATAACGTATCCGGATTAGGACAGATAAGAATCGGTGTTAATGACTCACCATATTGGGCTGTAACACCAGCCACAGTGAATGATATGTATAATATATCTATCACTAATACATCAGTGCCAATACAGATACGGCAGCCGATGAAGAATAGCACATTTTTCAATGTGTCAAGGTTAGACAGATTCAATATTACGGGCAGCGCGGCTATACCTGAGGGCTCGTTAAACATGACACGAAAATATAAGGATAGGAACATAGAATTTTTCCCAACCATTCCTTCCTTTGATCCTCTTGACACCCCTGATTTAGAAATCTGGTACGATGTTAACGATGCGGCAACGATTACAAAATCAAGCAACTTGGTAAGTCAAATGACGGATAAGTCTGGCAACGGTCACACGGTATCAGAAGCTACAAATAAACCATTGTGGGTTGATAAAAAACTTGGCAATAAGCCAGTAATACAATTCGATGGTATTAACGATGCTCTTAGGTCTGCTTTGATTCCTGAATTACAAGGGATAACAGCATTTACAGCCTTTTTGGTAGGGAATAATGGAACCCCCATAGTTTGGCATGGGGAGGATTTTGCAAACAGAACCGAGATCATCGGAGGGTCAACTCCTTCCATAGTTGTTTCGAACGGTGGTAACGCCAGCGGCGCAATGACAGCGACAGGTATTTTATCAGGGACCGGAATGAGGATAGATGGCATTTACAACGGTGGGGCCTCAGGTAACGCCAACAGGGCTAAGCTGATGTTAACCAGCGATCCTAAAACCCTAACCTTTACAGGGACAATTCCAGCGACTACAGAAAATAATGCCTCATCGACTTTTGCCATCGGGGTTATAGACAATGCAAGCCCTATCTATTTTCAGGGGGAGTTTGCTGAGTTTCTTTTCTATACTAGAGTTTTAACGGATGGTGAGATTTCGGATATACAGGATTATTTATCTCACAAATGGGGACTATAAAAAATATAGATTATGAGACAATCAGAATTATCTACAATAGCGATAGTAAATGAGTTAATAGCATCTATAGCAGCGGGAGCGGTGACTTTAACAGGTGATGCAACCGGTTCTGGAACCGGAACGTTCTCGACTTCTGTGGTTAAGATCAAAGGCAATACCGTACCTGTAAATGCGGCTGGAGCCTTAACCAATGATGGATCGGGTAATTTAACATGGACACCTCCATCAGGATCAGGCACGGTAACTAGTGTTTCTATAGTTTCTACCAATGGTTTTGCTGGGTCTGTTGCAACATCTACAACAACACCGGCTATAACTATTACCACTACAATAACGGGTGTTTTAAAAGGGAACGGTACATCTGTAAGTGCGGCTACTGACGGTACGGATTACCTGTCGCCAACTACTGGCATAAAAAATGGAGCTACCTCTACGCTTTCAGCAGTAACCACTATTACATCAAATGCCGCTAACCAATGGATTCAAAATGGGGCTTTTACCGCTGGAGCCAATAATGATATAGCCAGGAGCCACACAGGTACTATAACATCAAGAAATACCGCGTCCGATGTTTTGGTTTCTGACTCATGGACGCCAAACTTGACACTAAACGCTGGCGCTCCGGCTTCAGTGGTTTTAATTTCTCAGCTTAATAACCCTACCTTCACGAGTGGTGTAGCTTCAACGAGTTCAATTTTAGCCAGGCACATAGCAACAGTTAACAACTTTCTTCTGTTTGAAATCAGAAATTCAAATGCAGGTAGTTCTGCCGATACAAGGTTGAGAGTAGGAAATGATACCTCGCCTTTCCAATTTCAAACAATTGTAAATAGTTCTACAAACTCGGCTCTCGGTGGCGCGGGATCAACGAACCTTATAACCAATGGTTTATTCCCTTTAACACTTGGAACAAACGGAAACGTAAGGCATACCATTTCATCAACCGGGAACAATACTTTTGCTCAGTCAAGTCAATCAGCAAACCACGCTTTCTTTACACTGACACAGGCGGCTCACACTGCCGGGGTGCCTAATTTCATGGTGCAAACTGGGGGCGCTCACACTGCAATAACAGCGGGTAGTGAGATGGCCGACATTACCTATAACTTCAACAGAACGTTACAGTGGGCATCTAATACCAACATCACCCTACAAAGGACGATGACGGTCAACGCTCCGACCATAACCTTTGCATCGGCAACCGGAACAGTAACGACAGCGGTAAACACTCAAATAGGTGGCGCGCCAATCGCCGGAACAAACGCAGCAATCACCACAGCGATAGCTTTAAGGGTTACGGGTAACGCGGTTGGTTCAGGAACTACAACATCCTATGGAATATTTGCCGAACCAAATACAGGAGCTACAACAAACCACGGCATAGGAACTAGTGGTAACATAGTAATGACCACGGCAGGTAATAAGCTTTTCGTAAAAGAGGGCACTGACGGGTCTGTCGGTCAAACTACTTTGGTGTCAGGAACAAAAGCAATTACCATTAATGGGGTCACAACGGCGACCAGAGCTATAGTAACATTCGTTTCGGTTGGAGGTACGGTAACAACTACCTGGCAATATGCAGCGGTCTGCACCTCAAACACATTAACAATAACAGCCCTGACAAATGCCGGGGCAACCAATACTAGTGATACTTCCATTCTGAATTATTTTATAGTTCAACCAGCACCATAAAACTAGAGGGTTGGCCCACACAGCTGGTAATTATAAATGGTCATACAATAAAACACTCACTATATGAAATCGAATAAAATTACCATCAACGGAATCAGTGTAACGGAGTATGAGCCAGCGGTATCAACAAAAAAAACCATTCTGTTTTTCCATGGTACTGGGGGAGCTACTCAAGATGAAGGATTAAAGTCATACTGTAAAACTCATGATGTTGGCGCGTGGACATATTGCCCTTCATACTCAGGTGGATGGGTAAATCTTTCGTCAATGATTGCTTTTGTGGATTACATTTGCGAGAAGCATGGCATTGAATCTATCGATCTAATGACGGGCTTATCGGCTGGAGGTAATTGCGTTTATAAATATCTCACCCAAACTAAATCAGGACACAACAGGGTAAAATATTTTGCGCCAACATCAATAAATAGCATGTCATTCGTATCGCAGATTTCGGCCTGTGCCGCTCATCCGTTGACACATTACCACGGTGAAAACGATTCATCTCCTAATGCCCTATCGGAAACTGACGATTTTATTCTGGCATATAATAAAGCTTATCTAGGCAAAGCTAAAAGAATTGTATTCGATGGTAAAGGGCATAACGTATGGGACATCGTTTATGCATCTGTATTGACTGCACCAACTGTCCCTGGGACGCCTGATCTTTACTCTCCATTCGATCAGTCTCTATATGATTGGTCGAATATTACCGGAACCACAGAGCCCCCTGTTGAACCTCCTATTGAGCCACCAGTTGAAACCATATTTTTAGACATGACTAAGGTCACAGTTGAGAATGGAAAAGCGGTAGCGATGGGAAGCGATGGAAAATCATACTCCTGGGATATCGGAATAGTGTAGAATATTTTCGACATTTATGTAGTGCTAACGATAACTACGATATTCACAATTTTAGTTTTAACATATTGGACCAATCGCCAAAACATCAAAAAACATGAAACCAGAACTGTTAGAGAAGCTAAAAAAGCTCAAAGAACTGATTAAAGAAATCATCAAAGAGGCTGAATCTGAGGATAAATCTACACAGTCCAGCGACACGGTGAACCCAGATCCTGACCCTCCAAAGCCTAAACCATGAAAGTGGTAGTGCTTATTATCGGCATTGTTTTGGTCGTGGCTTATCTTGGGAACTACTCGTTGATAACTCGAATCTTTCCTTTGTGGGAGAGTGATTACGATCAATTCGTACAGGGCTACAAACTCAGGAATAAGATTTACGAGGTCATGTTTTGCCTTTTGTTCTACATCGCGATGGTGTCGAATAAAGGATTCACACGGGCAGTTTTCGCTTTTGTATTTGTAATGTGCGCGGCAAGCTGTTTCGATAAGATAATTTTGCACGTAAGCCATTATCTATGGACGGATACTCTTGTCGTAGCAGTGGCACTATTAGCGGCTTATTACGGATACAAAAGACAAAGCAATGCTGGACAGGATACCCGATGACGTTAAGACTTTCTTACTAAAAATAATTCTCCCGGCACTTGTGGCAGTAAGTATTAAATTAGCAATCCAAAGCCAACGCACAAAAATGAGTGTGTTTAATATTATGGGGTCTTTTGTAGTCGGTGTGGGTATAGCCTATCTCACCGGGGGTTTAATACTTTCATCTGTAAGCGCGGAGTACGTACCTTTGATAATCGGTGTGGTTACTCTCACGGGGGAAAAAATAGCCTATTGGATTCTGTACAGTTTGAAGGTTGATAAGTTTGCCTTGTCTCTGATGGAATACTTAATTGGTTTGATGAAGAAATGAGTTACCTAGATAGAAAATTTGGAACCGGAGCGCCTAAATACTTTGCTATTGGCTTCTTAATTTTCGTCGGTGTTGGTTTGGGTGTAGGAATTAATTGGATAGTGGGTGCCTGTTGGTTAGCTTTATTCGTGGTTATTTTCTACACTCAAAGGAATACTAAATGAGCATACCAGAAGTCAAACAGGTAACAAATGTATGGAACTATCTCCCATCGTCAGACGATAGTCTAACCTATGACTACAAAGATCCATTTATCCCGTACATTCGTATCGCTAGCTAAACCATTTTTAAGGAAGCCTGATAAAATTGTGGTTAAAGACGGTAAAAGGCTGTATTACGATCATAATGGCAGGCGCGCTGAATTAATTGAATATTTCCATTAAAATTATTCCCCTAACCCCCTTTGAGTTTTGAGAAAATGATGTAGTTTTGAATATTGATCTGCCAGCGCTATATTTGTGCGGGTCTAAGACTTTAAGGAATCCCTGATGAATGAGAACGAGTTAGCGCCGTTTGATTTTATCGGGGATTCCTGTTTTACGGCCTTCCAGCGCTAACAGGGCCGTCAGTCTTTACCGACCGCTCGTATCCCCGACTCAAGGGCTGTAATTGAATGTAAGTCCCTCAGTAATCATAGTTGCCCCGCTGAGACGTTGACTATTCGAACACCTGTTAAATCATGGAAATGGGCTTGGAAAACTTGCTACCCGCCATGAGCCAAAGCCTTATACTATACGGAAACTTCAGCAGTGTAATTATTGGTCAGAGTAAGTTTATTCCTTGAGGGGAGGGGTAAACTTGCTTTTACTGACCTACGCTTTCCTTCCGTTTCTTATGCTTGTAATCACTGTTTTTAGGCTGAATTCAAAGGTTATAAAATATATTGAAAATACTTACTTGAATATTTGTTACTTTGAATCAAGTTACCGTAATTTGATTCATCAATTAAACGAAACGAATATGACAACAATCAACCACAAAAACAGAGAATTTCAAGTAGTAGACAAACAGCCTATTTCTAATTTTCCTAATCTGGCTGCGGCTCAACCTAATGTTGAATTTGTTTTTATCGCAGCAGGAAAACGTGGGGCAACGATTGACGGGTACATAACTAAAAACGGCCGGGTGATTGTCTTTTGATAGTCACCTTTTAATTTACATTAAAAATGGAAAAAGATCATAAGTTTTTTCATAACGAACCCGCATACCATGCAGCAAAAGAAGCTGAAAAGTGGATGCTTGAGGCTGAACGATTAAAATCTGAGCTTCTCCATAGGGACGTGATTGTTCTCCTAGAGAAAAACGCAGAATATGAAAGGTTAAAGCAATCAATGGATCTGGATATAAAAGTCAGAGAGAGAAGGATCGATGATCAGAATATCACCATAACCCATTTACATGGTTTATGTGTTAGGCTTTTAAAAGGACTTGAATTAACATTTCAGCAAATTGAACCTTATAAGGGTTCTTCTTTAGATCGTTATAATGAAATAAAAAATCTGATAAAAGAAGCCAGTATCGAATTATGAAAAAACAACACGGAGGCAGCCGGAAAGGTGCTGGCGCAAAGAAGAAAAAACAGTCAGAGAAGAAAGAACCTACTAAGGTAATCCGTGTCCCTGTTTCTAAAATTGATGAGGTTCAAAAAGTAATTAAATCAAAATGAGACTTGAGTTTGAAGAATTCTGGAACAAGTTAGTCGAACACGAAATATGGTTCGATCAAATGAAAATGAGATTCAACCGGAAGGATCTTAAAACTGTGGCCCGTGATTGCTATTTGTTCCTTATTGCAAGTGAACAGCGATGGAGCGCCCAGGATTATCAGGACTACAGAAGATGCTACCAAAGCTTTTTAATTAAGTCTCCTGATATGGTTGTAAGACCTCAATTGCAACAGGTCGAAGTCAAACCAGAAGAACCACAGGAACCAATCGTAACCGGGGAAAAGCGGGACGAATACATTAACCAATGGCTTCAAAGTGTCAAGGAAATGAAAGTAGTTTCAACTGTTCATAAACTAAGTCATAAAGAAATAGCTGACGAAGGTGACTGGCTACCAAAGAAACCGGCTCCTTATCCGGCCTGTAATGAAGCGGAGGTAATTAAAATTGATCTCCATATAGCGTACATCAAACAGAATTACGATGCGCGTACAGGTGAAAAATTAGCCTGCTGGATGTCGGAAACCGAGTGGAAGGATTTAATAATGAACGATGAATAGTTTAGTTCCCAATGGAGGCAACAAGTAAAAGGTATACTAAAATAAAAATATTATGACAGGAATAGAACTAATTGCGAAAGAACGCCAAGAGCAAATTGAAAAGCATGGGAGAACACCAGAGGGATTGAAGTTTCCCAACGATAAGCATGATTGCGTCAATTTCTTTTTTGGTATTATCATCGTAATACTTTTCGGCTTTCTGTTGAAGGAACTGCCGTTTGAATGCGTTAAATTCAATCTCTGAAGGCTCCTTAATTGTAAATCGTTTCATAAAATTATCTATAAACCTTTATTTCTTGACCGATACGTAAAGTGAAATAACTAAACTTTTGGTAGTATGATAAATTATCACTCGTTACAATAACTTTCTTCCAAGTTTTCATAGTGTTTTAATTTTAAAAAAATTGTCCGATGTGCTACCATTCTCCGCCTTTATTAATCGGGATTTAACGATGCCATCGGACTAAAAAATGCTAGTAAACTCTTATCCCTCCGATAACAAAAGGTGATCTTTG